AGGGCTTGTTAGGGACTTGCACCCATTAGAATAAACTCATGCCGAGCATACTAAAAATACCCCAGCGGTGAAAAAGTCGAGCCGCTGGGGTAATAAGTGGAGACCACTTTAAACATTCAGTGATGCAAAGGTACGCTTTTCCTTTGAAACCACCAAATTATTTGCCAAAAAATTTCTTCCTCAACAAGTCATTGATAAACCGTGACTTGTTGGGCAATGCGTTGAGGAAAGGCAGCAGGTCGTTGTCTATCTGTATGCCAACCAGCTTGACCGTTGCGCCAGCACCCTTCTTCGTTCTCTTGATGTTTCTTCTATTATTCTCCATATCCGTGATTCTTTACTGGTTCTCTATTTACTCGCAAAAGGTTGCGCTGCTCGATCCTGCAATCCTTCGAGTACTTGCGTGGAGTGCCATCCTTCTTGCAGGTCTTGCCTTTATATACCAGGCAAGGCAAGGAGTTGTATTCGTAGCTTCTATGTGAAATACCCCAATCTTCAACCCTTATCGTATCGCGGATGTCGCTGATATAATCGCCAACCTTAACTGGGCTGTGTTCCGTGGCAAATTTCCTTGCCAGCATTACTCTTTCCTTCTCTGCCTTCACCCTGATTTCATGCAGGGCTTTTCTATACTCTTGTTCTGTCATTGTCTTCTGTCTTTTTTAATTGTCTGTCCAACTTCGTTTTCATTCGGTTCATCTTGTGCTCAAGCTTGCCAATCTGCTTGTACGATAACCACTCCGGCTTGATGTTTAACTCCAGCCATAACTGGCGCATTTCCTTGCAGTGTCCAGCGATACTCGGGAAATAGAGGTGTCGCATGTATGGGTTGCGAAGGAAGTACTCGCAATCGGACAGTAAACGACCAAGCATCATGTATTTATGCTTTTGTCCTTCTCCTAGACTGACAAGCCTTCCATTGTCCCCGATCCACAGCATTGCGCCTTCTCCCTTCCAATAAAAGTCGAAAGCCTTGCTTACCGGATAATAATAACCATCGAGCACTGTGCCTTCCTTGATGTCTCGCCCAATCTCTCGCAGGCAGGTTCTTCCCCAGCTGGTCGTTACCTCGACCACTGCTTGTGCTGGTATCTTGTCGTATTGTTTCATATCTTGATATATTGTGCAGGGCTTGCGCCCTGCTGGTTAATACTTTTCTATCCAATACTCTGTAGTGAAGATTCCGAGAATTACTTTTTCAACCTTGAAATATCCTTCTCTTACCCAGTATACTGTCGTTCCCTCGCATTTCTTATAATGCTTGAACAATCGATTCAAATATTTCTCAGCATCATACTTGCGTGTTGATGAACTGAGAACCTCTGGCTCTGCTCCCTGGAACTGTCTCTTGACGTGATACATTTTTCTTGCCATGCTTTTATCTCCTATCTTTAATCATAAAGTTCTTTTAATCCGTCTCGCTCGTTAAGTTGGGCTGCAAGCTTATCGGCTTCTTTTATTTCTGAAAATCCGAACCACTTGTTTGAGTGCTCAACAACCTTGTCTCTTCCGTTGATTTCGGGTTTTACGAGTGCTACGGTGTGACTTCCGTAGTACTCGATTACTCTCCACACTTTCCAGTCGCTCATTTCTCTGTCCTCCCTTGATTACTTAGCATACAATGTTACAACCAATCCTCTTCTGAGTGCGCAGCGGCAAGCGTCCATACCTGCCTTCAATGCTCGCTTGATGAACTTGTTAAAAAGTTCTGCTCCGATGAGCTTCAAGATTCCGCTTACTCCTACGAGTGTGTTTATCTTCTTGCCATCCTCTGTGCGTCCGAAGACCTTAATACGGAAGTTAGAGTTGATGAACTTTGTAGTGAACTCTAAAATGTTTGAATTTGACTTTTTCATTTTTCTTTGGCTTAACCGTGTTGCCTAGGGCTGAAAGTTACCGAATATTTAAAGTGCTTATCTCTTAAACACGATGCAAAGATATTAATATTTTTCGGTTCTACCAAAACTTTTCCCGAAAGATATTAATATTTTAACTTTTATTGGCTGTTTATGTCGTAAGCACGGCTATTTTCGGTCGTTTTCGGTCGTTCTCGGTACGTTTTCCACGCTCTATATAATAATAACCTGCACGCATTAGCTAGAATGAATATAATCTAACTCTCATATCCCCTACCCCTTTTCTCTCAATGAAAAGTGTTCTTCGCACAAAAAAATGGGCAGAAAAACGCTCTCCTGCGCTTCCTGCCCTTAAAAAGATTTGATATTATGATTGAACCTATTGAACCCTCTTCTTGATGCGCTCCTTTATCCAGCAAACCGCAAAGATTGCCAGGAATAGTAATACGCAATCGCCAGCGAATAATCTTATCTTGTGCCATGTGCTCACTGGCTTCTCTACCTCCTTGGTCTTGTATCGGTTCACGTAATACTTGACCTTTACGGTGTCAGTCACGAGAACATAGGTATCGCCTACGATGGTGTCTGTCTTGGTCGTTGTCTTCCATCTGGTGGTCGTAAGATTGTGCCACCGCTCCTTGATTACGGTGTCGCCCTTGATGTACATCAGCACGCTGTCATGCTTGAATATGCTGTCGTACTGCCGGGTGTCCTGCCAGTGGATCTGTCGCTGGTTCACGCTGTCACGTCTTACGCTGGTGTGTGCGCTGTCGTGATACACCGTGTTATTTTGCGCTGTTTTAGCGCAGGAACAGCCAAAAATCAAAAGTGGGGTAATTATAAGCATGGCGAGAAATAACGCCACAGAACGCAAATTTCGCCCTTTTCTTGAATTTTCCATACTTTAAAACTTTAGATTGATGTGTTTATTACGCAAGCACCTTAATATTCAAGGCTTCCTTGGCTCGCTTCAAATACTTCTCGCAGGCTGCCAGTCCGTTGTACCCACCATTGATACGCTTGCGGATAGCCTTCAAGTTGTCTTGGTCTGCCAACTCATTGCAGCCGAAGGTGTCGAATACCCACATCGAGGATTTCGTTGCTCCCAGCGAACGCTCCAGAAGTTCGGGACTACCCACAACATCGAAGCCGCAATAATTGGAATATTTCCGGTAGTTGGCTCGCCCGGTAATCTGTATCAATCCCCTGCCCTTGTACTTCACGCCATCGCCCTGCTGGGTGTTGCCTAGGTCTTTCCTGCCCTCGTAGGCTCTGCCGCTTGCCAGTTCTTTGGTGTATCTCAACTCTCCGCTTTCGTGGGCAATCTGTGCGAGATAGTGCGCCATCCTTAGTGGGGTATTGATGTGGAAATGCTCTGCCCATCCGTTGATGATTGGAAGGTAGGTGTCTGCCCTGCTGCCTGCATTCGGCATTACCTTTATAAGTTGCGCTCTAGTTATCCTCATTATCTCCTCCTTTCTTCCGCTCTTCCTTCATTATCTCGACAACCGCCTTCGCAATTTCATCCTTATTTTCAAGGATCACCTGCATCGTGCGGTCTTGCTTGCGTATCTCTGCCTTCTCGTATGCCTTCTCCCGGATGCTCTTAAACTCGCACATAAGCAGATACACCGTCCATGCGATAGCGAACATAGGGAAGGGAGAGATAATACACGTAGCCACGTCCATAAGCGAAGCAATACCGAATGTCGGAAAATACTTCTTCGCCTTGTCGCACGTCTTCTTCAACCCGGTTGACGTTCTTGCAACATGCAGTTCCTTCGCCTTCTGTATGCCTGCTATCAGGTCAATTGTCATCGCTATCAGAATTGTAGCGAAACAGATAAAAATTACTAGGGCGCACAAATAAAGGTGGTGCACCTGAAAATCGTGAAATACTTCGCTCATATCAATTTATTTTTTTTGGTTATTCCAATTTCTCCCAGTCGATGGTAACGCCCTTCCCGATGATGTCTGCTGTCCACCTGCAGAATGCCATACCCTCATATCCGTCCGGATCACTAGCTACGGCAATAGCATACTGTACGCAGTCGCTCTCGGTCTTGATTACCTTCGGGTAGAAGTCCGCATAAGCCATATTAGCCAAATAGAGAATATCCCCGAGTGTCGTACCCTTTGAGATTATCTCGTTGTTTGTTGCCAGCCGGATTTCGTCTACCGTCCATCGGTGGCTCGTTCCGTCTACGTTCTTCATCTGCTCGCTTGCTTTGATTGCTAGCTGCTTCGTGAAGTGGTAGCCGTGCTTGGCAACGTATGCTACATATCCGCTGGCTCCCATGAGTGCCTTTGCTGCCTTCTCGTATGGTAAGCTGTGGATGATGTCGTTCTCTTGGTGATGGTGTCGCTCTTCCTCGCTATCGCAAGAATGGCGCAAAACGATGATTTTCTTCATTGTACGCCCTCCTATCCTAGTTTGTCGAGTAACTGTTTAACCATGCCACGAATGCCGCTTATATCGCCCTCAAGTGCCTTGAAACGCTTTTCGGTTTCCTGCTTCTCCTTGATGGCTGGGTTCAAAGCTGCAAGAAGTTCTTCGCCCTTGGCTTTCCGCTCCTTGCTTGGCTCGTATGCCTTGATTATCTCATCGGCTTCATTTACCAATTTCCCAACTTCGGGCAAAAGGTCTGCCTTGTCGGTTGCCAGTACGGTTTCGCCTGCAAAGGTTACTCCCAGGTGTTCGGGGATAGTGTAGATTGTCTGCTTTCCATCCACCTCGATTGTTACGTCTCGCATTGGCTGTCCGCTGCTGGAAATGGTTGCGATGCCAGTGTTGATGTGCGGCTGGTTGTCTACGACCTTGCCTTCCTTAACTTCCACCGTCTGCTTGTCTAGCAGATAGACCGGGTGATTTCTCTGTATATTCTTAAATTCCATAATGCGCTCTTTTTAGATAGTTCGATAAATAGACAAAAAGGGGTCTCACTGATAACACAGCGAGTTGCCCCTTGATAGATTTTGTTCAGACCGCCTACGCACCAGTGGTGGTTGTGGTGGTCTTCAACGCTGCAATAAGTTCAGCGTTCTGTCTCTGCTGGCTCAACTCCAGGCGTGCATCGTTGTACCGCTGCTGCAAATCCTGCTGCCAGTGATTGTTCAGCACATCGATAACTCGCTGGGTGTTGTCTTGGTTCGAGCGGATGATGTCGCACTTGTCCTGCTGAAGCTGGAAACCGAGTGCCGAGAAGCCTCGCTCTATGCTGCGGTTGTTGAAATCGAATCCTCGCTGCATTGAGTTCTCGATGTTTTTCTGCCCCAGCTGGTTGTCGTAGCCCATCTTGATGATGTTCTGCTGGGTCTGGCAGCAGCAGTCCTTCAGTGCGATGGTCATCTGCAAGTTACCCTGCGAGATGGCATTGATTACTCGCTCTGCCGAATAACCAACTTGTCCGCTTATCTGCTGGATGCCTGCCTGAATGCCGCAAACAGAAGACTGCAATGCGTTGAAGTCGCAGTTCAAATTAGCCGCCAACGTCTTCAAGTCCTGGTTGTTGCCCTGGATTGCGCCCATCAGCAAGTCGCTGTTGTGGTTGTCGCTCATCTGATTGCGAAGGCTGTCAATCTGAGACTGGATTTCGGCACGCTGTACGTTGCCGTTCTGTCCGTTCCAGCCATCACCGTACATGAATCTGAACATTCCTAACATCATCATGTAGGCGAAAGGGTTGTTCCAGCCTCCACCCATACCACCGTTCATTGCTGCCAGCATAGTCGCTGGATCATTGTCTCTACCTCTAGCGAGCAACGCTGCCGCCAGGTTGTCATTGCCACCGTCCCCAGTGCAATAAACTTTCTCGATTGTGTCTGCCATAAAATTTTGAGTTAATTACGTTACGGAAACCAAATATTGGAATCCGCTGCAAAGTTACTCTGATTTTTGGCTCGCTCCAAAAAGTTAGTGCAGGGGTATTTATCGAATTGTTGTCAAAGAACGCTTTTGGTTATTTTCTTTTTGTTTCTTGATTAAACACAAATCGGCTCAACGTCCTTGTTTAGAAGGGTCGCTTGTGCCGTGGCAAGTCGATAAACTCGAGACGTGCTGAGATAAGTGTAAGCCATCTTACAAAGATGTCTCACTGCTGGAACGGTGCGGTTTAATACGGTCGCAATGGTCGTTATGCTGAATCCTGCGTGTATCATCTGCTCAACGACCATACATCGTGTCATTACGAGGTTTTCTGCTCGAGACTTGCCGAGAACGTCTTCTCTCGTAATGCTCAACTCTCCGCTCGGCAGTTCAATAGCACAACACTTGATTACGTTGTCTATAACTCGCCATAGTTCTTTCTCCTTGTCATTCATATTTTGTTTGTTTATTAATTTTAGTTTTACTTGTTTTGGACAAACTCTGCAACAACAAGTTTATTATCATCTGTCTTGATTAAGCGTGTATAGGTATCATATGTCGTTGTCAAATATTCAATCTTATTAATAAGTGGACCATGTGATGATAATTGCATTTTATACATGTAGCTATTACCATTGTTAGAGCAATAAGTGCTAGCTCCTTGCGCTCCTGCAAAGACTACCTCCAGGATGCCTCCTTTCGATGCCTTTTGAAACCAATTGTATACATTGATACTCCGTGTTATATCCATGTTAACAATCTGATGATTTGCGACAAATGGAATACTAACATATCCTGAGGTGTCTATTTCGTTTCGATAATCAGAATTATTAACAATAGCTGTCCCAATACTTGCTTTTATTTTCGTCCAAAGCTTCTTTAGTCCACTTTCATCCAAGAAATTCATGCAAACCTCCTTTCTAATTTAATCCATCAATTACCGATGTTGGGATTGCGCTGTCTGCTGTTGCGCCATTGGCGATGCCGTTCAACTTGGTTTTGAGTGCTGACGTGAAGTCTTCGGTCGAAAGCCCCTTTCCGCTTACCACGTCAACCTTCCTTGATAGGGCTGTATTTACGTCTGCTGTCTTAGCATAAGGCGACAAGTCGTAGGTGGTGTTCGTGTCAGTCCATGGAACGTTAACGTATGCCTTCTCTCCACTCAACTGAACTGGATAGTTTCTTCCGTTGGCTGTATAACCTACTTGAATACCCCCTCGTGTACCATTGGCTGCAAGTGGAAGTGAATAGTTATTGGCGCCCTCAGCTATTCTATCCAATTTATTCTTGTCACGTATAGACATTAAGCCTGCCATATTTGATGTGGCATCTTCAAGTGCTATTTCTACCCTAGTGCCACCCTTTATAGCAGAGAAACGTATAACCTGCTTTAGTACCTGTCCTTGTGGTGTAGAATCGATAACGTTTTGGATCACTTTAATTTCACTCAAGTTAACTGTCTCACTCTTTTTAGCATAATCTGCAAGGTCTACTGTAGCACGGAAGTCTCCGAGTTTCTCCCATTTTGAAGCATCATAAGTTGCACTGGTATCACCAGTATAAATATATTCCTCATATTGATTCTGTGTAACACCACTAGCATCTTTAATAAGATAAATATGCTTCTTAATATTAGTTGTAGGAAGAGCAGTTACTACTTCTGCAACTGTAGTATCAAGATTACCTAATTGGTCTAATGGAACACAGCCATTTGAATCAAGTCCTGCAACACCATTAGCTTCACCAATAGGAATCATTTTTCCACTTGCGAAAAGATAATTAACCCCATACTTACTATTAGTAATATTGGATGGGTCTATTCTTATAGACTTACCACTATCTGCCTCATTTAAAAAAGACACACTTCCTCTAATTGTACCACCGGTTAATGATAAATAATTAATATTAACCCAGTTCTTAATTTTCTTCCAAAAGGAAGCAAGTCCAATTGCGTCTAAAAATTGCATAATCTATTGTTTTAAATTGTTATTTACTAGTAATATCTGTTATCTGTTCCTCCGTGATTGCTGGAGGGAAGTCCTTCGTCACGATGTCGGTCACTTTGTTTGCGATATCCTTGTAGATGTCCGTGCCGAGTTTTTTTGCTGTCACGCTGCCGTCTCTGATGTTTCCCGTTGATATACAGTCCTCGGTCAGATGGTCGTGTTTGACCGCTCCCGGTTGTAGTTTATCTGAGGTCACACAATTGGATGCTAGGTGTCTGTTCTTTACAGAGCCATCGGCAAGCTTCGCTGCCGTTATCGCCCCATCCGCAATTTGCGCATCCGTTATTGTTATCTTGGCGAGTTCACTCTTGATAATCCTAACGACCGCATCGTTCTCCAGTTTATCGTCCATCATGTCAAGCATCCTGCTTAACTCGACAACGATGTCGTAAATTTCCGTGCCGACACGCACCGCTGTGTTTTCTCCAACCTGCGTTGCATCTCGTATCATCTCTGCCATACGGAGCATTTTTTGAATATCCTCGTTCATAACTTATTTGCTTTTAGTTGCCTATTGCGTGAATGTGTGACCTCGTTCCTCGCTGTGCCTTCACTTCCCCTTTCGTGGTGAATGCCTTGAGGTATTCGAGTGCATCTGATAAATATCTTTCTGCCATATCCAATATGTCGTTGTACTGCTTGTTGCTCGATACGTCTTGAACATGGTCTGAATAATCGTCTCTGTGGCGCATTCCACCTGCTCGGCTTACAATTGTGCCATCGGCACGAAAAAGCCTCGCATACGTGAAATAAGCGAGTGCCTTGCGTATTCCGCTGGTGTACTTCTGCACCTTGGTTTCGTCTTGGCTGCAATCGCCCTCCTTCTTGGTGGTGTATTCGCCACCGTCCAGGAAAGTTGCAGGCTGGAAATCGGGCAATACTGAATCGCCCCACTCTCCCTGCTCGGTTGCTGCCTTGAACCGCTTCCACCCGATGGCTGGTATGATGTTCGCATCTTCGCATTCACGAATGTATGCGTTCACCTCATCCTCATCTAGGTGTGTGCTGGTCGGTCGTGCCAGTTCCCGGAACTGATCAACCGTGATAAGTTGTTTTCTTTGTTCTCCCATAGGCTCAATAAATTAGTCTATCGTGTTATTACCTGCCACCTCGCTGCTGATATACTTTAGCGGCTGTAGCTTAGGGTCTAGGTTCTGAATGGCTGGGTCGTGCCAGCTGTTGAAAATCTTCTTGAAGGCTCGCTCGATGAATCGCTGCTCGGTCGTCACTTCGCCTGCATAGTATTCGTAAGCGTCCTGCATAACTTGTCCACTGAATCCCAGCTTGCCAATACGGATTGAGTAGAAGAGTTCTTGATGGAACTGTGCGTAGATGCGTTCGATAACGCTGCTGTCTGTCACGGAAAACTCCTTGTCGAAGTTCTTCGTAGGGAAAGCCACTACCTTCGGTTCGTCTTCCTCGTTCTCCACCTCGACCGCAAGAATCTTCGCTGTGTTCTCGTCCCCTTGGAACTGCAAAAGGTCTTCATCTGAAATCATCTGTCCGCTCTCCACTTCTTCGCCTTCCTCATCGAACTTGGGCACGCCCTTCTTAGTTACGAGCATACACGATACGAGGAAGTTGTTGCGGACGTTTCGCATCTTCACGTTTCCCAGTCCCTCATCGGTCGAAATCTCCGTGATGGCAGAATCGTAGCTGGCTGTCGGATAGATAAACTTTCCGTCTAGACTCTGCCACAGAATCTGCCCCTTGTAGCTGTCGATGCCGCCAGCGTTCTCAATCTGTTCAAGAACGATGTCGGTGTCAGGATTGAAGACGTTGATGCGCTCTATGGTCTTCTCGTTCACCATCAACCGCTTTCCGTTCCTCGTTTTCTTCTGCTCCCAGTCGGGGTGCAACAAGACGTGCGCCACGCTCCCCTTGTCGTCCGTCTCTTCAAGGCGGCAATTCTCAAAGGGTACGTGGCTCACGCTCGACACCTGCCCTAGAACGTTGTAGTTTACATGAATGGCAAAGCCTCCAAAGCGTGCGAGGTCTTGCGCTACGTTCCGGAGCAAATCGTCTGCCGTGTCCCCTTGCTGGTTCATCGCCAACGCTGCTAGAATGTCGCTATCGAAGCCGTAGCCCTCAATGAATCGGGCATATCGGTTAAGGCACAGCATTGCCGTTCCGCTGGCTTCCGTGATGCGTGCGAGGTTCTGCGGATAAAGATTATCATATCCGTATGCCTGCATCTTGAATCGGCTGACGTAGCCAATATCAACCCTTCGCTTTGGCTTCTTAACTGTCTTAACGTTCATATTGCTTGTGTCGTTTTACTTGTTGTTTTACTCTTCTTCCTTGCCTGCTTTCTCGGCTTGGTCGAGGTCTTTTTTCTTGTCGCTGCCTGCTGGCTGCTGTTTGTTCTCGATGAGTTCCTCGCTGGGTATCTTCTGGAAGTAGCTCTCCATGTGTGGGTACTTCGTCAGATATTCGTGCGCTACCTTGTCGGTCAGGTTCTCATTAGTGAAAATCTTACCATGGTAGAAATCCGGGCAGGAAATGATGAAACCTGCCTTCATAGCGTAATTACATGTTTTTGGCATTGCCTTTTCTTTTTTGAGTTTTAAATAAATTTCGATTAAAGCATCGTGGTAACACTGCTGGCAGGTTGTCGGTACAAACCGCTTGTGCGTTACCTCAAAATAGAGAGTTTCAATAACTGCCTTGTCGGTTGCATCAAAGGGACTGTCGAAACGTGCCTTCAACTCCCAGACCTTGGCTGTTGCTTCCTTGTATGTCATAGGCTACGCTGCTGCTTCCGTCAGAAGGCTCTTATACTTGGCTGCTGTGGTCTCGCTGTCTGTGTCGAAGAAGAAATAAGCTGCCTTCGGTACGCTCTCCTCTTCCAGCGTGATAAGCCAGCCACCCTCGGTGTCGTCTGAGTACTTGTCGTTCTCGCCTGCACTTGCCTTCAGTGCCTGCGCATATCCGAACACCTGATACTCTGCCTTTCCGTCCGCTCCCTTTGAAAGGTTTCGCAGGATGATGACGTACTTTCCGTTCGCCAGTCCGTCAATGATATTTGCGCAAACGTCAGGTGTGTTTGCCAATACCACGACTGCCACTGTGTTCTTCCAGCTGTTGCGATACGTGCCAACGGTCAGTTCGGTCTTGGTTCCAGTGAATGGCTTGCTGCCTTCCTGCCGGATAGCGTATGCTTTCTTGCCAGTCTTCAAAACTAATGTTTTAATTATATTGCCCGCTACAACTGACTTGGTGAAGTCGATGTCGTCTCGGTTGATGATAAGTCCATCGCCCTCCAGTCCCTTTGTTACTTGGTCTTCGCAAGGGATGATGATGTCCTGAGCGATAAGGCTCTCGCAAGTTGTTGCCATATTAATTCGTTTTAAATTGTTATATCCCCAACACCGTTTTGTGGGTGTTGAGGATTGTCAAAATAACTTAATACTAAACTGAAAATTTGAAGCGATTAGTAAGCTGCATGGATCATGTCCTCTTCGAGGAGAGCCGTGCCAATCTTACCGGTAGCATAGAGATAGTTTCTGCGCTCCTTCTTGTCGAACCAGATGTCGAGGTCGCTGATGAGATTGTCTGCGTCTGTACCAATCATAAGGTGCTTAGGATTGCAGAATACCGCACGGTGTGGAAGGTTGATTGTAGCCTCGCCCTTCTCGTATGCCTTAATCATTCTGTCCCAGATGCCGACACGTGCAATCTTCACTCCGTTGTAGGTCGCTACTTCGAATCCATCGAACAACTTCTCCCATGGCATAATGTCGTGGTAGGTCTTCTTGAGGTCGTAGGTCAATGCGTCAGCAAGCGAGCGTGTCATGAGCAATACGGCATCGCTATCGTCTACGATACGTGTGTCTGCATCCATCAGGATGGTGTCTACAAGTGTAGTAGCCGCACCACTCTTGCGCAATTCAGAAATCTGCTCTGCTGCCGTAGCCTTACTGTTGGCTGCGATGGCGGTATGGTTCTTTGTCGCTGTGGCTGTAAAGATGCGCTTGAAGAGACCATCGCATACATTGAAATTACTGACATCTAAGCCTGCTGTCAGCTTGCCGCCACCTTCACCTGACAATGCTGCCTCCTTGTCACCAAGCCAGCCGAAACGCCAAATCATCTGCTCCATGGCTCGCTGGAGTGCATCTGCATAGATTGCCATAAAGTCGGTGCTGGTGAGGTCGCCAATGGCTGTACCAGTCTTCAGTGAATACTCTCCGATGGTTCCCTTTATTGCCTCGTAGCAAATCTTGACTGGGATTTCCCACTGTCCGAATTCCCAACGCTTCTGAGAGTTTGCGATACCCTTCTCCTCATAGGTAGGGTCGCAACCGCCACCCTTCTTACCGACCATTTCCATCTCTCCGAGAAGAGCGATAGGGTCTTTCTCTTTGACCTTCTGAATGTTCACGAATGAAGAGAAGTCTTCATCGTTGTAGAAGGTTTCCTGCACGGCATCCTTGATGCTTGCGAGGTTTTCTGGCTCGAGTGTAAGGTTCTCAAGCTGCTGTTTTGTAAATCCTGCCATTATTTTCTTTTGATTTAATGGGTTAATACTTTGTTACTTCTTGCCCTTTTTGTGGAGCTTTGCAAGTCTCTCCTTGATAGCGTTCTTGCCTTCCTCGACAGCGTTCACGTTGTCGCCTGCGCCCTTGCCGCTTGGCTGTCGCTGCGCTGGCTGGTAGTGGCTGCTGTAGCCTGCCAACACCTTCTCAGTACCGCCTGCCATCTTCACGGCATTCAGGATGCGCATGTCTTCCTTGCTCTTTGCGAGTTTCTGTGCGCCTGCCAGCTGCGCCTTGGTTTCGTTCAACTGCTGTTTGAGTGCTGCTACCTGCTGCTTCAACTTGGCTACAGTGTCGTTGTCGGTGCTTGATGCGCTGCCGCCTTCACCGCCTTCACCGCCCTCATTGTCGTTGTCGTTGTCGTTGTCGGTGTTGTCTGCGGTCTGAATGTCGGTAATTACACCGTCCTCGACAACAATTGTCTTACCGTCCGGCATTTCAAACGTTCCGTCCGGACTTGCCTTGTCGCCAACTTGTGGATCTCCCTCTTCACGCTCAACGGTCAGTGTCTGTCCGTCTGCTGTGTTGAGTTCCATCGCCTTTGGCTCTGCCTTGGCTTGTGGCTCTGCCACCGCCTGCTCTGCTTCCTCCAGTGTCTTCACGCCCAACTTAGCGAGAATCTTGTCGAGGAGAGAAGCCTTTACTTCTGTTTTCTTCTCCATTGCTTTTGGATTTTGTTGTTTTGAATTAATGAATTGCTCTATGTTGCGCTTCGATGCGCTTGCGCTGATTGGTGCAACGGTGCTGCTGATAAGACCTAGGCGCAATGCTTCGCTGGTGTTGATGAAGATGTCCTTATCCATCAAGGTCTGTATCTCTTCCCGGTCGCACTCGCACCGCTCTACGTATGCGTCCACCATCTTATCCTGCCACATCTGTATTTCCTCGCTCTGATTCTTCAAGTCCTTTGCGTTCAGCTGGTCGCCAAGACACCAGCCAGGAACCCAAGGGTTGTGCAGGAGGAAGACAGCGTTCTCGTATGCCTTGCGGCTCTCCTTCGGTGCTGCGAGCATGATGATTGTTGCCATGGATGCTGCCTTGCCCTCTACAGTGCAGGAAATCTTCTTACCGCTCTGCCGCAGTCGGTCATAAATCGCCCAACCTTCGACCACAGAGCCGCCATTGCAGAAGATGCGCATATCGATGGTATCATCGTCTTTCGGTATGCTTGCTGCAAAAGCATCTATGTCTTGAAAACATACGCAATCACCTCCCCACCATTGATACCAGAACTTGTTGTCTTGGCTGTCGATGTCATTGTATATTCTGAGTTTTGCCATTGAATCGTGATTTTTTAAGTTTTAAAACGCTGCAAAGATACGATATTTTTCAATATGTTTATCTCATAAGCAGTTAATTTTTCTAAATAAGCCGAATTTTTGCGTTCTAAGCGGTTTTTATTGCCTTGGGTGTGTAACTTTACCACCTTTAAGCGAAAACCGCTCAGAACGCAAATCTTGAAGAAATAACTACCCTTTAAATCCTGCCGATATTCTCTATCGTCTGCACTCTCCGCTGGGTGCGGTTTATCTCTTCCACGCTCACTACTGGCTGAGGAGCCATCTGATACCCTCTGGCTACAGCTGCCGCCAGCATATCCATGCCGATGTTGCTGCTCCCGTTGTTTACTACGATAGGAACACCACCGCCTAGTTGGTTGAATGCGGATAATATCGGACTGAACATTGAAGTCGCCTTGGCTGTCATTACGCTCTCTCCATTGGAAAGCCTTGCCGGGATGCTGTCGCTAGTTCCAGTGCCCGAGCCTTGGACGTAGCCTCCAGTGGAGAATCCCTTGACGAGTGCTTTCGCTCCTGCAAAGGCTGCCTTGATAAGTACCATTAATGCTGCTGCGCTCGCAACACCTCCCCACGACTTGCTTGCAATCTCCTTGGCGAGGATCTGTGCATAGTAAGCGTTAACTGCTATCTCTATTGCGTCAAGTATTGATGTCAGCATCGATTTGAGGAATGAGTGCAGCGATTTATCCTCGCTCTCGAAGAACTCGGACAGACCGTCTCCCATGGTCTGTATCATGTCGCTCATCATTTTCAGTTGCTCTTCCGTCAAAGCTGCCTTTTTCTTGTTGGCTTCCTCTTGCTCCTTGACTTCTGCATCGCTCAAATCCTTCTGCAGCTGCTCCTGCACGGTTACATAGTCCTTGTAGGCGTCCATCTTGCTCTGAAGGAAAGCCTTGTATCTCTCCAGCTTGGCTGCATCGTCTTCCTCTCCAGTTCCACCGTTCATGATGTCCGCATCCTTGCGTGCCTTCTCTGCGTCCTCGAACTCCTTGTTGAGCTCGTCCAAAATCTCCTTGGCTTGGTTCTTCAAGTCCGCTTTCGTCTTTATCATGATGTCGAGTAGCTTAGCCTGCATTTCCTGCGCCTTTTCCGCTCCGATTTGCCCTGCCGCCACGTATGCGTCAATGCTCCTCGCTACCATGTTCTTCTCAAGCTGTTCGAGGTCGTTGTTGTAGTCTCGGTCGTTGTCGTACATACCTGCGAGGTATCGCTTCTTTGCGTCCATTACTTGCTCGTTGTACTTGTACTGGATAAGCGCAATCGCTTCCTGCAATTCCTTTTCCTGCTTCTTCCTGCGCTCGGCTTCCTCCTTTGCCGCCTTGTCGGCTGCTGCCTTCTCCTTCTTGGTCTTAGGGGTAGTGCTGGCGATATTAGTGCCGTCCTTGAGCTTTGTATTGTCGGTTGTGGCGGTCACAATGGATGGAGCATCTGCGCTGACTGGTATCTTGATTTTAGCATGGCTAAAAGTATTCTTCATGCCACCCACGATAGCATCAGCCATTCCGCTGCCGAATTTCTTCAAGTCTCCCCAAGCCTCCATAACGGTATTGCCAAGACCCGAAAAGATGGAGTAGAAGCCGTCTCGCATCTTCTTCACGTCAAAGGAGAAAAAGCCCTCAAACATCTGCAACAGTCCCCTCACTGGTCTTGCAACAAGCTTAATGGCATCTATGATGATGTTGAAGGAAACCAAGGCAACCTGCCCGACAGACTTAAACGCAAAGCCTATCAACTGAATCAATCCCCTAAATGCCACGCTTTGGTTATAAAGGTTGATGATTGCCCTCAATAGTTTCGTTAGATGGTTGCTCACGAATGTTGCCGCCTGAGCCTTCATCATTTCAAAGCCGCCACCAGTAACGTCAAAGAGTGCACTTGCGGTATCCTTCAAACGCTTGTTGGCTTCCACCTGCTTTTCCTGAGCCTTGGCAACATCACCGGATTGTTCCTTGACCTTATCCATGTTCATCTCAATGTCTCCGAGGGTCTCAATGTACTTTAGTCCTGCATCCTCGCCAGGAGCTCCAAATATATCTGCGATGGCTGTTCCTACCTTGGCTGATGAAGCAGGGAACTCCTTTAGCTTGTTACCGACCTCCTGCATGATGTCGAATGTGGTTTTGCTACCGTTTTGCAGTTCTTTCTGAACTTTCTTGCTTGATATACCTATGCCATCCAATGCGGCTGCTGTTGCGGTAGTCATCTCTCGAAGTCTAAGATTACCCTCCTTGATGGTGTCAAGACCCTTATCAGAGAATATTCCCTGCTTGGTGGCGTTGGTTGAAATTGCCACGAATTGCTCCGCATTCAATCCAGCCTCCTTCAGGTACGTTGGGTATTCCTTCACGTTCTCTAGGAACTCATCACTAGCATTCGCACCAGCCACAAAGCCATCTTGCAAGAGCTTTAGCGATTCTGATACACTGATGCCAAACTGCTTGCTCATTACATTTGCGGATTGCAAGGTTTCGCCAAAATCCACGCCAAACGTCTCGCTGATTGCCAAGGCTTGATTTCTCACTGATTTCATTTCGTCACCGAAAAGCCCAGTGAACTGCATGGTCTTGCGTGTGGCTTCCTCTATGCCCTTGTTGTAGTCATAGAACCATTTGAAAGCCATTCCGACACCAGCCACACCTGCCATGGCGAGGAAATAAGGGTTGGTCAATAAGGAAAGAGCCGTATTTTTCAACGCACCAAACTTTACCTTTAGGTCTTCCACGGACTTTCCCATTTCCATAACCTTTCCGATTCCAGTATCATCAACAACATCAAAACCGAAAAACTCGGTGTTCTGCAGGTCGTCAGCCGCCTTCATCATGGAATCGTAATAGCTGCCGACACTGCGCTGAAATCTTCCAGTAGCCTCCTCAGCCTCTTTCAGCTCCTCTATCAAGTCTTGGATATGCTCCTGCATCTCCTGACCCTTGGAACTATCACGCTCGGCACGGCTCATCTCATCGTAAGCCTTGGTGGCATTGGAAAGCTGGGCACGCAGCTGCTTCAAGCTGCCTTCCTGCTCGTTCTCTGTGCGCACGTTGTTCTGGATCTCCTTCCGCAAGGTGCGCACGTTGTACTGATACTCCTTGATGGTTGCGTTGATGGCTTCCGTCTGCACCTTCATCTCGTTGGTCGTGATGGTCTTGTCTTTTTCCTGCTGCTGCAAGTCCTTGATGCTTGCCTTCAACTGGTCTATCTTCTCTTTGTATCTGATGATGCCATAGATTGCATCCTCGTACTTGACCTTGATGTCAAGAATCTGCTGTTTGTCTTCACTTACCATAGTTCTTTCTTTTTAGTTGTTCAACTCTATCATTGTAACCTCGCAATATCCGCTGTTTGTTGTCTTGATTTCGAGAACCGCAAAATACGCTCCATACTGGGCAAGGTACACTGGCTTCGTCTCGTCAAAATCCAGAATATCCAAGTCCGACAGATTGAGCCGCTCTGTGATTACGTGCGCCTTGGCGATGCTTGCTGCAAGCTGCTTGTACTTCGTATCGAAGATGTTCTGAAGGTCAATGTCGAATCGCAGTGCCGCCTGCTCCTTGTCATCCCTAAGCGTCATTATTCGCTCCTTGCATCCCTTATACTCTCCACCATTCTTCATGCCGAAAGAATCCAGTGTTCTTATCGGTATGCGATTGTCATCGCTGGCTGCAAAAGGTAGCGTCCACGTGTCCTGCTCATAGTCCAAAGTCTGGTTGCTGATTACGAGGTCTGCATCATAGTCCCCGGTTGTCTCTTCGTCTTCCTTCCACTTGTAGCGGTTGTGTTGCATAAAGTCTGAAACGGAATACTCGCTTTTCCGTGGTGCACCTTGGCGGTCATACGGAATGAGTTTTCCGCTCCAGTCGTAGGCGTTCGCCTTGTTTGCCCAAACTCTGGTAAACATGATAAACTGCACTTGCGTGCTGTTGGTCAGTTGCCTAGGGAACGAGCCAGTTATCAAAGCCAGAAACTTAATGAAGTTTGTTACCTCGATTTCAGGCAGATTTATGCCGATAGGGAAACTTCCACCAATCGGAACGCTGTCCCCACTCTTGACGCTCGCAGTGATTTTGCCGCCATAAACGGAAGGAATGTTGACTGTATTTATTCCGTGCATGATAGTCTCAAACGTCAATACATCGTCCTTCTTTAGCGATATAGTGTTTGTCCCTGCCGAAAGCAAATAAAGATAGCCATCGATAGCATATCTGCGTAGTACGACTGGGTACTTAACCTGTCCATCCTCGTACTTCAAATCTCCGAACTCGTATTCCTGCGTGGATGCCTCACCTCCAGTAGTGCTTGGCGTTGTAACGGTCATTTTCACGCCCATAGGCAACTGAATCTCCGCTGCGTCTTCAAACTGATGTCTGACGTAGTATTGCACTTGCACATCAAAGTCCAGTTCGCAATCCTTTGTTATCGTCAGTTTCTGCACGTCTTCGCCAGTGCTTGGCGATACGGAAGTTATGGAGTTGCTTATGGAAAGGGTGAGTGCTCCCAGTCCGTCACGACTCTTAACGTCTGCGGTCAGATTACCGATGATTGTCTTGTCGTCTGCCTTGTTGTTGATTATAGGCACAACTAGGTTGTTCAACATCTTCTTTGCTTCATCATCCTGCCACACGAAAGATACGCCCGACTTCCTCGCTATCCTTGACAATAGCCAGTTCACGGTCACACATGGCTGCAAGAATTTTGGGGACGTTTTATATTCATCCACCGCCACATCATCGCCTACGAAATCCTCCTTATTATCGCCATCTATCATTTCGTGCATAGGTGTCAGCCCGGTAACTGATAGCGACAGAGTGCTGTAATATTCGGCAGGTGCATTCACTACGAGGTATGCAGCTCTAGCCTCTCCTCTGATGGTGTATACTTCCAGCGTCTCATCTTCTCCGCTCACGGATATAACCCGCATGTACTTATCCAGTACTGCATAGCTTCTGTAATCGCCCTTTCCTTGCGCTTGCACATTTGCCGTTGATGATGGCAAGAAAGGGATAAGAGCACAGATTATGTTCGATGCGCTCTCTATATTTCCGCTTATATACTTTCCGACCTCTGTACCTGTTCTGATGCGTCCACGGCTAGGCGAGTATTGTGTCGTGGTATATTTATTCCTCTGCACCAAATTAATGCCAAAGTTATCTTTGCTCTCAATTCGGTATGGATTGTAATAAGCAAAGAATATCCCATTGCTCACGGCTTCCTCCCTGGTGTTTGGAGTGTTGTACTTTTCAAAAAGCACTCTGTCTGTCACTCCCAGTTCGTTCAGTTTCATTCCGCTCTCTAGTAGCTTCGTGAACGCTGGCATTATACCCCAATAGATTGAGACATCGATATTTTCCTCGATGCTCAGAACGTTCAAACGTCCGTCCTTGATAATTTGTACACCTCCACGGAAAAAACTGCACTTATGGAAAATATAGGGGTATCTGCTGCCGCTCTTCGGTCTGTCCGCTTGCTGCAAAACTGAAAGGTTGTGAACAGTCCGTGGCAACTGGATGGTGTACGTGTAGTTCGAGGTCATTTTCGTGACGTCACGAAAAAGGTTGCTCTTGATGTCGAGCACCACATCGGTGTTCTCCGGCAAGTCCATCAAAACACCGTCAATGTAAAGTTGCTGGTCTATCATAGTCTCTGAACGTTAATGTTGTTAATAATCATTTCACACACGAAATCCTGCAAGCAAGCTGTGCTCTTCGTGTAGCTTCCTGCCTTGATTGTCACGCTCATCCACTCATCTTCCTCTTGCGTCCAGTCTCCACCGAGGTACATGTCAACAACTGGGCTGCTGGTTAAGTCTTGCAGCATATCAAACGTATCTCGGTCTACCAAAGGAGCACAAAGCTTGATGGAGTCCGTACGATTGTATCCCTGCCTTCTTCCATTATCGCCATAGTAGCCGTATAGGTAATCGTCTAAATTGTTGCGTATGAAACTCAGGTCGCTGGCTATTTCCCTCGTTTCCTCCCCAGCCGCAAAGAGCCAATAGCGGATAAATCCGTGTCGGTCAATCCAACGTAAATAGATACCGCTCTCGGTATCGTCTCTGTCGATGCGAAGCAATAGAGACTGCTTGCCACCGGTGGCTAGACTGAAAGTAAGGTCGAAAGTATTGTCAAACGTTCCCTGCTGAATCTCTCCATCATAGTCGTAGATGTTCCAGTATTTTGCACCACTAGGCAATATGCCTGCGTAGAAGTCCACCATACCGTTAATAGGAATCTTCAGTAGCTTATTTGGTACTCCCTCGTAACCGATTAGTAGGTTGGCGTTCAACTTGCTTAAGTATATGCCAAAGGTGAACGGATAATGAGTAAACCATGTAAGGCGTTTGTAGCCGTTCCACGTCTCCCCATACTTTGGTGCGCCCCAAACTATGTTCGTGGTGAAGTCGACGCTCGCAAGCTGTACGTTTCCGTCATCGTATGCGTTTACCTTGATACTCACGAGACGGTTTAGAATGCTGGAATCATAGCCTATCGTCCAATCGTAGGCTGCATTGATATGTCCGTCAAAAAGAGCTTGCACGTATGTCTTGAAGTCAGTTATACAACTGCCGTTAAACGTTTCCACATTGTAGGAACGTTCTATGTTGATATGTCTGATTATTACCTCAATCCACGATAGGTTGCTTCCGCTCGCCTTGATGATGCAAGGCAAGAATGCGAATCCTACAGCGTCCGGGTATTGAATCGTGATATTGTTTTTTGTCGTCTGTCTCATACCGTCTCATTGTTAAGTTTTATACTTCCCACCGACTGGTGGATTAAGAAAATAAGTCGCTGCCCAAGCCGCTTCATTGTGTCTGGAACGACGTTGCTGTATACGTCAGCCGTGCCGCCAGTCCGGTGCAGCTTAGACCCCTTGTTGGCGATGGTGTGTGCGATTGCTCCTGCCATGCTCATGTCGCCACGCTCTTGTGGTGTATACTTGTGTGCCCGGTCGGTCTTGTAGGGTATAGGTGTACCGTGCAGCCCCTTGTCCTTCATCCACTGCCGGATGATGCTACGGAAGCCGTATGGTATCTTTCCTGCCCTTCGTCCGGTCTCAAGCACCCCGAATGGCTTGTGTCCCCAGAGGATGGTTTCTTCCTCGCTGGGCTGCTCCACCTTTAGGCTCGCTATGGTGCGCCCCGATGCGTTCTGTCCGTTGATACGAATGTGGTTGATGATAAGCTGCCGTGCTCGCTCCACTTCTTCACGCATGATGAGCGATGCCGCCTTGGGGTCGAATTGAATGCCTCCCTTGCTCATACCTCACACCCTCCTATGCTCTGTGTCAGCTGAAGGGAGTACATTACGCCCGACACGATCGTGCTCAAGCGCTCGATGATTGTCTCGTAGTACTGCTGCCCCTCCAGCGGTTCGAACTGGTGCGACTGGTTGATGGCTCGTATCATCCTTGCCCCTGCCACCTTCATTCGGTCGATGCACTCTCCGTTGTCTTCTCCTTCCGCTCCCCTCGGTACGGTGTCGAGATAAGCCAGGGCAACGTTCACGGTATCGTATACCCTGCCGTTGCGTATCTCTGTCGTGCCGCTGGCTGGGATGATGCACACGATTGCCGGATAGTTCAGTTTCTCCAGCTTGGTGTCTGCTGTGTCCCAGTCCTCGAATAGGTAGGTATAGTCTGGTAGCGTGTCTGCTGCCAGCTGCTTTAATGTTTCTCTGATTGTTGCCATAATTATCTGGATTTACGTTTCATTTCCTCTGCCTGCAACTTCTGCAGGTTCCGCTCGTATACGCTTCTCTTGTTATCCATTTCCATGCACTTGTAGATGCGAAGCCATGGAGTTTTTAGAACCTGGTCGTGGTCGCTGATGCCCATCCTTACCGCATACCAGTCCAGCATGCCGAACAGTCCGAACCGCAGGGTATCGATGCCTGCCTCCTTCTCCAGTCTCGTTGGCTTCGCTGTGTCTGTGCTCTCGAAGAGCTTGTTGATGCGCTCCACCTCTGATGTTACCCAGCCGATGAGCATAACGACATCAACCGCCCTAGCCTGCTCCACTTCCTTGTGGCTCAGACCGAGGACGGTTGTCACTATCTGATACAGACTTTCTTCGCTGTCTGATAGCTGGGAAAGGTCTATTAGCTGCCCGATGGATAGCTGGTTGAGATTGTCGGGCACTTGCTTTCCTCCAACGAAAGCTGGTCGTGGCTGCTTGCCGATTTTATAGCTGGTGTGCCTAGCAACTGCCAGCCAATACTTGAATGTAGTGTTATTATCCATACGCTTTATAATTTTGTCGTTATCTTTGTCTCAATACGTGCGCCCTAGCCGTTCCATGGCTTGCTACTGATAACTTCTTCAAGGCTACGTATCTTATTGCGTCTATGCCGTGGTTGAATGCGTCTATAGGCTGGTTCGTGGTCTCTCCATCCCTTGACTTCTTCCACTTGTATTGCTGCATGTTCCCGATGATGCCGTGGCTGCGTCTGGTTATGTTGATGCGGAAACGCTTGAGAATGTCGATGCCGTTGTTGATACTGTCCGCTCCCTTGGTGCTGCCGATTATCCACAGCCCTCGGTTGTGTATCTCCTGAATGCTCTTAGGCTCTGCCGAATCCGCAATGATAAGGTCACGTTTCGTCCGTCCTTGTTCCTTGCATCGGTCTGCGATGTCATCGTTCGTCATTCCAGGCTGGTAGATTTCTTCGTCCACCCATAACTCTCCGTGCGCCAATATAACGTGCTCCAGCGCAGTTGGGTCGTTGGTGAATCCGAAGTCCATACCCCTGCAATCCATCTTCCACTCCTCCCTTGGTGGCAGCTTGTCAACGATGCCCCAGTTGGTGAAGATAAGCCCGGTTATCTTTCCGGTCAGTCCACGCGCATATACTCTCCAAAGTTCGGGGTCGTCAATCTCTTCAATTTTCTTGTGCTCGCTCTCTGTAAGGAATCTGTTGTTGCGGTGGTCACTCAGGATCAATCTGCAATCATCCCTGCCGATGATATTGTTGTGCACCCAGAAGCGTGCGCTTGGGTTGTAATCGATGAATACCTGCTTTCGGGTTCGGATTGCTAGCTGCCAAAACACTTCGTAGGGCACACCGTTCGCCTCGTTCACGAACAGATAGTCTCGCTTACCGTTCTTAGCATCCTGCGCATCTTGATAACTCTTGAACTCGATGATTGAGCCATTCTTACCTCTGTAGCTGCTGTCGCTCTTGTTGTTCTTGAACCAGTCCAGCAACTCTGCCCTTGAGTGCAGGATGGTGTCGAGGTCTCGCATGGCTCCCACTTTCAAGTTCGGGAGGTCTTGACCGCACACCGTGATAATTGCCATGGGGTGTTCAAAAGAAAGCACTATAAGACGCTGCATGATGGTGTATGTCTTCCCCGAGGACGTGCCTCCTTGGTTTACGAGAAACCTTGGCTTCACGTCCGCATTCGGGTCATACAGTTCACCAATAACGTCAAATAGTGCCATACTTTCAAACAATAAAACTTAAAACAAAATTATGGTAAAAAATTATTCTTTATCCAATCCTTCACGCTCGATTACTTCCTGCTCGCTGGATGCACACTGGTGTCCAGAGTTGATGTAGCGTACCTCGATGCCGCCTTGGAATCCTGCGTTCAAATCGAGCACGACCTTATCCAGCCCGAGCAGCTTACAAATCTGCGTCTCTGCCTTGATGATGATGTCTAGGTAGCGTGGTTCTCCGAATCCTCGCTTCTCGGCATCGTACATTATCGCCTTCACGGTCTCGATGGAAATCTGTTTTCCTCGCTCATCTACGACTGGCAGTCCATGCTGGGTTGATTTCTGCAAGTGGTAGTCTTCCTTGGATTTCTCCCATGCGTCCCAGGCTTCACGTATCACCAGTTTCAACCTTGCCACCTCGCTGGTTATTTTCTCGTCTGTGTCGGTCAGTCTCTCTTCCCTCCACTCCTTCAATAGCCGCTGAATGTCGCAGTGCGCTTGATTGTATTTCGGTCTGTCGAGCCGTTTGCGAACCTCTGCCGTGATTTCTCGCTCCGTCCACCCTCTGCGGTATAGGGGTGCGATAATCTGCAGGCGGTTCTCGATGTCGATTTTCTGCGCTCGATGTTTGTTATTATTACCTTGTGGCATATTTTGATTTCTTGAAATTTATTTGATTTTTTATAAAAATTCTACTTGAAAAACTTGCATATTTCAAATAAATTTCGTATCTTTGCAAACGTAATAAGGGAAGTGTCCTTACTTACTGAAACCCTCCGAGGATGAGGGAAAAGTAAAATGAAATCCCAAAGCCTTATGAGAACTTACATTTCGATTAGGATTTGGAAAATCAAAATAACCTTCACGATTGAGCTCTGAGGGTTTTGATTATTCCAAGGGGTGGTGCTCGAACCACCACCCCACTTTGGGATTTCGTTTGCAAATTTACGAATTAATTTTCATATCACCAAATTTTTAACATTATGAGTACTACGAATGAAACTACCTCCAAATCTTGGGGAGGTGCTCGCAAGGGTGCAGGGCGAACGAAGAAATACGCTGCAACATTCTATTTCGGTGCTACCGAGGACGTGGCTAACATCTTGGCAGGGGTCGATAAGAAAGACCGCAGCGGCTTCATCAACCAGTGTATTCTCAAAGCGATGGGCAGGGGTTAATCTCCTGCCTTTTTCGTTTCCGCTCCCTTGGAGGTTATTTTCTGCGAATTTTGCATGTGTGCCGCTCTCTCCGCAAACTGGTGTAGTTTATCAACCTTGAAGAGAAAAGCCGACACATCGCAACTATTCGCCCCGCTTCTTGAACTCGTCTATCTTGACAGCTTTCTCGCCAGTCAGCTTTTCCCAGCGTGCAATGATAACATCGCAATAATGTGGGTCGAGCTCCATCAAGAACGCATTGCGGTTTAACTGCTCGGCTGCGATAAGCGTTGTGCCACTACCACCGAAGCTGTCGTAGACATTCCAGCCTTCCTGCGATGAATTCTGAATAAGATATGCGAAAAGTGGAATAGGCTTCATGGTCGGATGTTCAACACTCTTTGTCGGTCGGTCAAACTCCATAACGGTCGTCTGTTTTCTGTCGCTAAACCAATTGTGGCTTGCTCCCTTCTTCCATCCATACAAGCAAGGTTCATGTCTCCATTGATAGTCTTGCCTTCCTAATACCATAGAGTTCTTTACCCATACCAAATTCTCTCGCAGCTCCAGGTCTACCGTATTGATAAGGGCTTTACGAAACCAAAATGAGTAGCCATCGCTGTGGAATATATAGAACGAAGCACCTTTTTCCATATTTGCATTGGCAGCGTTAAATGCGTTTGTCAAGAATTCCTCGAATTTATCGTTGTCCATCTTGTCATTTAAGACGACCAGTCCATCCTTGCGATGTCCTTCTGTTGCTGCGCCATCATAACCGTAAGCCACATTATACGGTGGGTCTGTAAGATACAGATTAACCACTTGCCCCCCCATAAGGAACTTGACCTGCTCTGCATCCGTGGAGTCACCGCACATAAGGCGATGTTTTCCGAGTTGCCACAGTTCGCATTCCTTGCACCGCTGTGGGATTTTCTCTGTGTCCTCATCGAACTCATCGTCCTTTGCCTCCTTCTGATCCTCGTCTGCCTGCTCTCCATTTTTCAATGAATCAGGACTCATCCACCCTTGCAGCTGCCAGTCTTGAATACCCCAGTCCTTCAAGAGGTCGGTATTCCACTGGTTCGCCAGTGCATCGGTGTCCCAGTCTCCGAAGCCTGCATTGTCCTTGATGATGAATTCTTTCTTCTGCGCCTCCGTCAGGTCTGATGCCTTGACGATCGTTGCAGTTGGCTGCTCCTGCCACAGGTTCCAGTAGTTGGCGATTGCCAGCTTCTCTGCATCGGTCAGCCGCTGGTCTGTGTCGAGAACGTCCATGATGGCTTCCGGTGTCATGCTCACGATGTGGCAGAGTGCCCTCGTTCTCATATTGCCACCCAGTGCCTTGTAGGTTTCGTCTACGACTATCGGGCGAAGCTGGAGCATCTTAGGAAATACAAGAATGCTCTTGACCAGCTTTTGAAAATTCGCCTCTGTTATGGTTCTAGGGTTCGCTTCGTTCTCGCTGACCCTCGATAGTGCGATTTCTTCTGTTTTCATTTTCTTCTTGTTTTAAGTTCAAAAAACTGCTTATCTGATAAACATTGGCGCAAAGATACTACTTTTTTGCTTTAGTTGTTCGCTCTTTGCCCACTTTTAACTTTTTCCAACACTTCGTTTTATTTTATCCATCAAAGGCTCTAATGGTCTTCTGCAGGGTTGTCTGCGGTTTCTTCGGCATCACTCTGACCGGGTATCCTGCACAGACCCATGCGAGGAGAAGTGCGTCTCTCTGGTCTTGGTTCATTCTCGGCAACTTTTGTCCTGCGCTTACAAAATAAGCAATTTCGTCCTGCGTGATTTTTCCGTCCTTCCCCTTCCAGCATTTTTTCAATGGCTTGATGATTTCGCAGGGGATATTGTAATGCTTGCAGCACTCGACAATCAAGATTCCGGTCTGATGGTTCATTCCGGTAGAGCGTCCGATTGCTGCTGCCTTGACTGCTGTCATGAACCGATTAAGCACATGCCAATTGCTCTTATTAAGCCAGCCGCCTTCAATAACGACCTTAATCTTTTTGCAACTCTCGTTCATAGCCTTGAGGTAATCTATCAAAGCTGGGAAGTTCATTTTATAGGCGAGAAACTTCTTGTCGTCAAAGACTGCTCCAACTCCGCTTTCCAGGTTGTCGGGGTCGATGCCAATTATAACTGTTCCTTTTTCCATTTTTTTTCTTTAAAGTAATTATTTCGTTTAAATTTCGCGTATAAGCGTTTATTTTGTTTTGCTGGTGTAGTTTATTACTCAACATCCTTTACGTGCGCATATACGTGCACACATGCGTTATTATCCCTATCTTTCCCCCTACCCCCTTTCTTTCCCTTCTTTTTGGGCGATAGAGAAAGCTGGCAGGGATTCCGGAAGTTGTCTGCGGGTGCAAAATAAATGAATAACAAAATGTATATGTTGCAGGGTTCTTCCTTCTTCCACCGCCAGCCGAATGAATAAAAGCATAATTTTCTAACGATTTCTTTTTCTTACTTCTTCATGTACCACCTCGCTTTCTTTGTTTGTTGTCAGACTTCGGAAGATGCGTTTCCGGCTCTATATTTTTTTTTCAAGAAATGTTATAAGATTTTTACTGAAGAGCCTATCTCCTTCTGTCCTCGCTGGTTAAAAACTCTATTAATGAACTCACGACCGATTATTCTTCTTGTTCTCTAGCAGCCATGCCAGATGCGCTGCCTGCTGCGGATTCTTGAACATGGAAAGAGCCTTGTCTATGTCCGGTTTCTTCCTCTCACGCATCGCTCTGTCGGCTACCCGGTTCTTCGTACCGTAATTCCGGTAGTGCTTACTCCAGTACTCCTTTTGATACGCCCGGTATTTTTCCCGGTTTCTCTTTCGCCATTCCTTCGTGGCTCTGAGGATCTGTTCCCGGTGCTCCTGGTAGTACGTCCTGTTCTTCTCCCTTGTTGCGAAATCGCTCATTGCATTCGAGTATTACCTGATGTTCTACATATTGCTTGCGCTCCGGGCAATAGATGCCATTTAAGCAGTTTCGCCCGGCATCGCAAGCCTTGCATAATTCGCTCGCCATACGTCTTAGAATGGTAAATCCTCAATGTCGTAGGAAGTGAAGACAATATTCTCGTGCCCCTCGAATGGGATGCAGTGAGTGAAGTCTGCTGGCTTTCCGGTATGTAAAGGAAGGACGTTGTATCTATTCGTGAAACTCTCTCCACGGTCACGAATGAATAACGCAGGAAGCCACTTGAATTCTTTTCCGAGCCTTACCAGCACCTTGTCGAAGGTCTTGAAGGCTGGCTGCTCCTTCGCTTCCTTCTCTTTCTTCCAGATGGCGTAATGTTTGTTGAACAGTTCGACTTCGTTCTCTGTTGCTTCTCGCAGTTCATCGTGCACGCTGATTCGCAGGTCGAAGGCTTGGTCGGTCACGAACTTCTCGGTCTCAATCTCATACTGGTTGCCGAATGTCAGCGTGTCCTCGCTTTCGTTCTTGGCGATAAGTTCGCCTATGATTGTCAGCTCTCCGTCCTCATCGTCCTCGTTGAAAACGTAGAGTTTGCCGATTTCAAACGCTGGCTTCAAGTCAACAATCTGCTTCTTCTCAGCATCCCAAGCCTTTCCTTTCTTTTCTAGAGCTGAGAAGAACTGTTCTTTCTCTTCTTCTGTGGCAAGGCGAATTTCTACGATACTTTCTTTGCATATTTTATATTTACCAGTGGTATCTAATTCCTGCGTTCTAGGGACTAGTGAAGCGTGGTCATATAAGTCACCATTCTTTTTAGAGTATTTAAAGATTTCAATAAAATTATCGCCCTGGCATTTCACAAACAAAACATCTCCCTCCTTGAACTCAGGCTGATGTTTCTCAATCTCCAGGGTTTTACGGTTCAACTTGCCACCGAGCCGCTCTTCAACGAATCGGATATATCCAGTTGGGTCATATTTCTTGACCCAATCGACTGTTCGGAAATTCGCAGAAAGGTTTGGGTTAAGTACTTCTTTCTCCTTGACGAATCTTCCGAAAAAGCGTGTCTTCGTCTCATCCTCGTATTTCTCGAATATGCAGGTTCCTTGTAATTTCTTGTCGCCTACATACTCCAGCACGTCTCCCTTCTTGAAGAACTTGCTCCAGTCTCTCATTTGTTCCGAAGGGAAAAACGTTACTTCTCCTCCCTTCATCCATCTGCCGTTCTTGTTGAAGGAATACTCTCCTTCCTTATTCTCAGTCCAGATAGCTTCCCCTGCTTCCTTGTTGGATTCAAGATAGGCGAGCCCAACATTTCCGCAAAGTGACGTGTAAAACTCAGTGCCTTTAGGCACATCCTTCAAAATCTCATAAATATCAAAATCTTTCTGTTCCATTGTCTGAATGTTTTTTATTGTTTATAACTTCACGTGTCCGAGTTTAAAATAAAGTTCCAACAGTTCCTGAGTATTGAGCCAGAAATCGGTGTTGTCAACGTATACGTGATGTCGGTGTTCGTCCGTGATGATTTCTATCTTTTTCATTTCTTATCTGCGTTTAAAATTGTTCGGGTCCGCATTGTAATCTTTGAGGATACATTCAAGTGCCTTTACATCATCATCTGCCAGCCAGATGTAATCATATCCGATTTGCAGATGATGAAGACCACACTCACGGACCAGTTTTATATCATTAACTCTGTGCATAGCTAATACGGTTTATGATAACTATTTAAAAAGTTCCTGCTGCGGATGAATGAGGTCTGCTCGCTTCTTCTTAGCCGCCCAGAGAAGGAGGTTGGTGTTCTTGGTTCCAGCATTCTTCTCGAAGTCTCTGATGATGCAGGTCAGAGCATCTTGAACCGCTTCTTTCTCATTACCGTAGAAGATGCTGAGAGCGTCATATCTACTCGGGTAGCCTGCCGGGCTGTCGTACCCGTGCTTTCCCTTCTGAATGCTGTAGCCCCATATCCAGCCGAACTGGGTGTTGGCGGTCATTACCTTCCATCCCCAGTTGTCTGCACCCTCTACGGCATACTCGATTACGTGCGGATTGATGCAAATATCCTTGATGTTGTACTTGAAGCCTTCATGCTCTGCGACCGGCTTCTTGATGTCGTAGCCGTTATCGGTCAGCCATTTGCACCAATCGTTCGATGTCTTGAATACGAGCCCTGCGGCTCTGCATTCGTGGAAAAATAACTCATTCATGGTCTTCAATCTCTTTAAAGTGAATATCGCTACATCTTGCACAAGGGCAAAATTCTGTCAACCCTTTAGTGTCAAGAGCACATATATCGCAAGTATTCTGCTGTGCAGGTACATCATTATCCGACACTACTTTCAATAATCTACCATTAACGTTCAGCAATGTACCCGCCACAAAATCCTTGGCTATTTCATACGGTTCATTAATTACAATTACTTCTTCTGCCATAATTCTTTGTTTAAGCGTTTAAATTCTGTTTGATGTATAATTTACCGCACGATGCGTGAAAACGCCACAGAGCGGCTATTTTTGCCCTCATTCGTTATTTTTCGGGCTTCCAGTCGATGCCCAGCCGCTGCAGAACTCCACGTTCGTAGTATCTTGTCAGCGAATCCTTTGCAGGCTTGTTGTTTGGGTTCTTCTTCAAGTCTTCGAGGTTCTGCTGGATTACCCACCGGAACTTGTCGTCTTGGCTCTGCTGGCTCGCTGGCTGCTGGTGCTTGGCTTGCTCGTAGAGTTCACCGATGCTCGGTCTTGCCGTTGCCGCAGGATCCTGCGCCTTGGCTGCTGCCGATTGCGGCTGCTGGCTTGCTGCTGGCTTGGTGTTGTCGTAGTTGCCCTCCAGCACCTTCGGGAAATACTTCCTTGTCATTACCCAGTCGTATGATGCCCAGGAATGCCCTGCGTTCAGATAGTCGCTAGCCATAGCCTTGTCGATGGCTAGGTAAATCTTGGAAATATCTCCCTTGCAGTCCTTGAGCCTTCCTCTGATTGCCTCCTTGCGGTTGTCCGTCATCAGCGTCAGCCTTCGCATTGCGCTGTTGGTCTTGTCGTGCTGCTCGTTCCAGTAGTCCTTGATGGCTGCGTAGTCGATTTCGCCTTTCTTGGATTTCTTCTTCTCAGAACTTTTTTGCGGTTCTTCTGCAGCGCAAACGTTTTTCTCGGAAAAACTTTGCATAGAAGCTTCTTTAGAAGGTTCTAATATATTATCTGTTTCTTTAGAAACATCATTATCATATTCATTATCATATTCATTATCATTATCATTATCATAAGGTGAACGTTCGTGCACGTTCGTGTTATCTTCGCACGTTCGTGAACGTTCGTGCACGTTCGTGTTATCTGCTTTTTCTCTTGCCTCTCGCTTTTTTCTTTCTCTTTCGAGTGCAATCTGTCTGTTTTTCTCGCACTTGGCTTGATACTTGTCTTGATTGCGCTCGATATTGTCTTTTATAAAAGCAAAAGCCATACGCACGACTGGTTCGAGATTTATAGTCTTCCCATCCCTTGCGTAGAGAAATATCGCTCTCGTCAGTTGCCCGAGTTGTTCATCGGTCAGCCCCTCGATAAGAGCGTAGTATGATGTGTATAAGATGAATGAATCGTTCATGATGCTTTATTCTGATAATGATAATTTCTTTTCCAGCTTCCGTTTGAGCACGGTGGCCATACGGATTTTGTTCCGCTGGCTTGTGTCGGTCGGTGCTGTCACTTTCCCACCTAGGGAAATATAATTCTCCAGTTGGGAAATTATATTCCTTAGGTCGGTTTTTGATATAGGAACAGCCATAAGCCCTGCCTTTACTTGATGAGCAATCTCCGTGCTCCCTGCACCTGCTTGATGTACTTTGCGCACGCTTTGGGATGGTCTGCCTGAAAAGCCTTGGCATCGAACTTCTCGCTTGCCTTCGGTGCTTTCCACGTTGCCAGCGTCTTGCCGTTTCCGTCCACGATGCTCTCTGCGTCCCCGAAGAACAGCTTCAAGTTGTCCTCAATCTCATCCTGCTCGGTCTCCAGTTTCTTGTTCTGAACCTTGAGTTCCTTGAGCCTAGCAATCTGTTCGAGTATCTCCTTCGTTGCGGTCACTTCCTTGCCAGCTACATGTAGAGGAGACTTTAGGAGAACGTCTTGTGCGCTGTAGGCTGGCGGCTCTTGGTTACCCACGATGTAGTCAAGCCAGAACTTGGTTATCTCGTCCCTCATCCATCCGAAGAATTCGGGGTCGAAATCGATGTCACGGTAGCCGAACTCCCTGCCTGCTGTCAGCCAGGCAAGTGCTCCATCCTTGTATTCGCCCACTCCGAGGTTCATCTGTAGCTGGCAGAACCAATGCTTCGGGAGGTCGTCTGCATCTATCTGCATCTGCGTGGTCTTGCACTCGAGGATAGACTTTTCCACTTCATTGTGCTTTGCTCCGGTTCTCCAAAAAGTGCGGTCAGGAGATACACGCAGATACGGAGTATCGGTGTTCGTGATGGTGTAGTCGTCCGTGCTCGCCTTGATGATGTGGCAGTGGCTCTCCCGCTTAAAGAACTGCGCCACGGCATCCTCCAGCAGATGTCCTGCAACCATCGCAAAGTTCTCAACCTTTGGTGGGTCGATACCCTTCTTGCGTCTCCACAGCTGATATGGTGTTTCCCAGGGATTCAGTCCCAGTACTGTGCCTGCCTCTGATGCTCCTATTCCCTTGGAGCGGTTCTGCAACCACTCCTCTCTGCTTTTGTACTTAATAATCTGTTTCATTGTCTGAATGTTTTATTTATCAAAAAAGAATTTTCTAGCTGCTGTAATAACGATCGTGCGAAGGAATTTATCCCTTTTCATTGCTTGAGCAATTCCATCTGCGAGGTAAGCGGTTTTACCGTGGTAAGCAATATGGAAATCGAATCCTTGGTTTCCGTCTTCGTCTACATCACCAGTCGGCTCTATTACAGCCTGCAGATAGCATCTTTCTTCTTCGGCTTCTTCTGCCCATGCCTTGTAACCATCTGCGGTTCTGCTAAAGTACTTGTCGATGGTGCTCTTGTGTTTCTGTTTGTTTTCTTTTTCTGCCATATTATTATTGAATGTTTAAAAGTTGCCACGGCTCCCCTTTGTAGGTTGTGATGGGAGCCCACCCCATAGGTTGTGCCGTGGCGGTTCGGGCAAACGTATAACATTATAAACTAAACTACTTCTTCGCTGCTGTTCCAGTCTTGCCTTGACTGCGGCTCATTGCCTTCTCAGCCTTCTTCTGTGCGTTCTCGGCTGCTGCCTGCGCCTGCTGTGCGATGGCTTCCTGCTGCTTCGGCTTTTTGAAGGTCTCCTCTACTGTGGTCGTACCTTCCTTGATGGCGTTGTACACACCAGCCAGCTTCTGAATATCCTCTGCCGTGACTTCCTCGGCTGACTTCTTCCCGATGTAGTCAAGCAGCATAAGGTCTGTCACCTGGTACACTTGGAAGCAGGCTACACAGCTCTTCCACTGGCTCGGCACGCCAGCCTTCTTGATGTGCTCGAGTGCTTTTTCCTGCACTTCCTTCACTACGCTTGCAATTAAGACCTGCGGAACGACCTTGCATATTGCGTTACGTTGAGCAATAGCAACTGCTGCATTGCCAACCACCACCTGCATATCCTGCGAGAAGGTGTAGCCCTTCGAGGTCAGGATGCTGCGCTTCACCTCTACGGAGTATGCCACATTGCTCTCGAGGTCATGGCATACGCCTTGTGCCGTGATGGTCTTGCCATCGTTTGCGATGATGCGACCAGCGATGCGCAGGTTCTTCCAGCATGCGGAAATGATTTCCGTGAACCTTACGCTAGGACCCTCGATAACAGTAGTTTTCCCGTCCTTGCTAGTGCGCTCAAGGTGGTAGAAGCAGTTGTATGCCACATCATCGTCCATCGCTGCAAGTGATACCATGTTCTTCTTGCATTGCATGATGTCTCTCGGGAACTTGTGCGCTGTTGCAATCTGTCCGTCAATCTCCGAGCGGTTGATAGCTTCCAGCATTTCGCCACCGCTTACTTGAATAATTTCATTTTCCATAATTCGTTCTTTTTATTGTTCAACATAATCTTTTAATTAACTCTAGTGGAAGGCTGGGGATTCGAACCCCAGTTGATTGCTAAACCACCCTTGCCTGCTGCTGGTGGATGCCCTTCCGTTGCAGGGCGCACGCTGTCGTTTCCGCATATTACATGGTAAAAACAACTAATTTTAGATAACCTTGAAAAATGAGTTTTGCGTGCGCCCTTTGCTCTGCCGCTGCATAACCATATAATAATTGTTTAACATCGTAATCAAACCAGTTGAGCCATAAGGCTGTCGAGCCTGCTTTCCTCGAAGGCGTCCATCGGGTCTTGGTCTGCGTATTGGCTGTTCTCTTCCAGCCAGTCGTCCATCACGTCCTGATAGTTAACGCAGCCCTCGATAGCTTCCTCCAGCCGCTCGCTTCCGTTGTTGTTATTCTTATGCGCCACTACCGCTGTGTTTCCGGTTCTGTCGCACCAGACTGAAATGTCGCCTGCCTTGGTCTTGATGTCTACCCTTGCAACCGCTGGTCGCTGTGGATCACGGTCTATCTCAAGCCAGATGGCATCGTACATTTTCGTCCTGCATTCCTCGATAATTTTTGGCTTCATTCGTTACCTCCTCTCTTATTGAATATGTAACTTTGGAAGGTCTCACGGCACGACTTCAATACCTCGTTGTCCGTTCCGTCCAGTGGTATGAGCGGAATGTTATCCAGTGCCACGCAAAGGTTGCCTTCAAACTCTCTGTACTGGATTCTTCGCTCTGCCTCCAAATAGCACTTGTTGTTTAGTTCGCATTGCTTTCTGGTCTTGCGGTTCGCCTTCCAGTTAGTGATAAGCCAGCAGATGTCTGTGTACTTCACGATCATCCTGCGCATATTGATTGATAACTTGCTCATAGGGCAATCCTCCAGACTTTTTTTATCTCGCTGCCCTCGAAGACCTTGCGGTTGTCGATTCTGCGAAACTTGACCTTAATCTTACCAGCCTGCAACCATCTGCGCAGGGTGTTGCGATGGA